CACCACACAGGTGTTTACGTAAAAATCAAATTCGATAAACACCTCTCCGCAATCGTCCATTGCGGGTCATAGGTGGGCACCCCACAGAACGTGGGGGACCAACGTTGCTTCAATCCTAAAAAGAGCAGCAACAGCTCACTATTTTTATTTACCACGAATGGTTTAAAGGGCAATAGCTGCCCGTCGTTCACCGACATATTTAACGGTCGGTCCGTGACTAAACGGACATTTATAGCCCCGGTTGCACCTCTAAGAAAAGGATCTAGTAAACGACATACAACAGCATCGGGTTCGCACGATTTAACTCCGCGCCAAGTTTCTGGATGTCTTAGACAACCGGAGGAAATCCCAAAAACCACACAAAAGAAGCATCATCACCGGAACCGGTTATGTGGTCAAACCTTGCAGTAGGATTTCCCGAAGCCACATTTTTAACAGTAAAATGAATATGATTCTTCGCCTCTGAAACGCCACCACGAGGGATAAAATCATAAGGTATCAAAGTGGGACAAACCCCATCCATAGTAGGGGCCAATTCTCTATTTCCCATCGTGAAGGCATAATGCCCGGATGCGAAATTAAAAATTTGGGAAATCATAGTAATATTTGCCGTTAAAGCAGATGCAGCTTTAGGACCAGTACTCAAATTGGTCAAGAACATATGCTTCTCATAAGCAACAGCGTCAACCGTTGATGACCACGGATGAAAAGCATGGCGAATAGAGCCACGATACCCTAAATAAGCAGCAGAAAACCACCCAAGATAACTTTGATACTGAGTAGTACCTTCAGCTGTCGTAGCATCAGTAGTCCAAGGCTGTGGAGTATTAAAATAATACCCACGTGAATACAAGTCAGATATCGCAGCGGCATTGGAAGTAGAAGTCATTGTCATCTTGGAAGTAAGGTGCTTAACGGACGTATATTCTTCGCCAAATGAACGCTGCAACGCATGCTTCAAATCAGTCTTGGGACCAAAAGAAACAGGTACACACTCAACAATACAGTCATTCGAAAGCAGAGTAAGAGGAAGTTCATCCAAACCATCATCATCTCCGTCGGCAAAAGAAGCAGGCGGAATGCCAGTGGTAATGTACGTATATCGAGGACACCATCGAGCTTCAGGCGCCGCGAACGCAATATTATCAGAAGAGAGATAAATATTAATCGGAATTGAATCAGAAGAACCATTCGACACCAATGAGTTAACCACGAAAATGTATAAGGATCCATTAGTCATATAAGAAGGAATGGTGGGAGAAGTTTGCGTCGTGGTAAAACTAGCAACATCCCCCCACAGTCTACTCTGTGCCCACGGAATACGAAGTTCAACGGAAGTATTACCAGCAACCGTAATCACCGTATTTGGAAGGGACTGCATCGATTGAGCCATTGTCGGAGTAAATGGAACGTCGGCAGAAACAGCATCCCACGCCGCCAAAAGCGTACAACGGTGAAAAACTGAAGCAACAACCTCAATCGTCACAATCAAATCACCCGTCCAATAATTAAAAGGAACAGCAACACCCGCCAAAGGCGTAGGAACTTTCAAACCACCAGTACCAAAACCAGAACCCATATAAGTCGGATGCAGACGCATATCCCAAACTAAAGTTCCAGTAGCAGCCGCGGGGGCAACTGAAGTCTGAATAACCAAGCCCTTCTTTTTACAGAGATTTATAAGAAGCATTTCATCATCAGTCCCTCCTCCGTAAGCAGATGACAAACCAACACTGTTCCCCTGTGAGGCCGCAAGAACGATAGCATTTGATTTACCGGTATTCTGAGAAAAATTATCCACATGTCGCGTCATAGGAACAGTGGTAATTTCGGTAACCGGCGGTTTTGAATATCCTAGCCTAGCAAGTAAATCTCCAATACCAGAAGCAACCTTCGAAAAGAGTGTAATTCCAGGCGAAAGAGATGGAAAAGGAACACTCAAAAGCGGTGCATATCTACCCACATTGGAAACTAAAGAAGAAAGCGTAGAATTCTTCTCTTCCACAAAATCATTAGAAAGCAACGTCAAGCCTTCAAGGGATTCCGTTTCAAACGCAGCATAAGAACATACAGCAATGCTCGCCGCCACTGCTGTTCCGGAAAATATCGGGTTCAAATAAACAAAGTTCATCGAATAAGACCCGAAAAGTCCAAACAAACTCCAAACACCAGTTGGAGTACAGACAGGAAGAATAATCTCATACGTTTGCGTTTTAGAAGGATCAAGAATGAGATGAGGTACAATTTTACAATTGACTTTATCAATCACTCCGGGTCCAGACGCGATAGTAAACTCATTACTACCGCCAACATTGGGAACAAAACAGGCAACTATCTGTCCCGCGGCGTAAGGAGCGCCTTGAATTACAATCTTAACCTTCAACTTAGATTTAGAAAAATTCAACCCGTCTATCTTTTTGCCCAATTCACTGGCGGCTATCGTTGAAAGATACAAGCCAAGCAGATTAGTAGTCACCACGGCAGTAGCCGTAGTAGCAGAAGTGACAACACGATGGTCAATCTGCACGTAGTGAGTAGCATAATCTCGGTAATCAGAAGGGCGATTCGTGATATCCGTATATCGCGGAAATCCAGCTACCTGGACATCAGCGTCTTCAGTGACCACACTGGTCACTCCACCTATGTAGTTTGCACTACCAGAGTTATTGTTATTATTGAAGTCGGCAATTGCTATTACAAGTCACCCAGCGCAATCAAGCTGGGGCAGGTTCTCCCTATTATGTCCGGGTGCAGGGTCGTAAAACGAAGTAGAAGGGAGGGAAATATCCTTCGTCTACCATGCATAACACCTAAGCCGTTGTAGTTTAAAGGTCCGATGGCTCAGACCATGCATCTCTACTCAGTGGGGTCCGCTCTGTTCGAGGACAGAGCGAACGTTCGAAATGCACCATTACGGTATTCATGAAGCAACTGCTCGTAGTTAAGCTTCTGATAAACAATACCTTCCCTAGCAAAAGCCTTATCAATAACATCAATGCCCTTCTCGAAAAACTCACGACCATGGAGAAAACACTCCCTTTGTGCACCACTAGCCGTGTCTTTCAATCTCTCAACGGAGGAAACATTCATATCACTACTCTCATAGCAAAAAGCCTTCCAAATGGAGTCTTCTTCGAGAGGAGCCACATATTCTCCTATCTCAGCGGACCACACAAATTTCCGTTTCACAAACGAAAGATCCTCAAATTCAAGGAAAGCAACTGGGGTCGTACCTTTCTGAGCAGGAGTCGCAACATAACCCATACACCTATACTCAGCGGCGATAGTCAACATATTGAAAGCAGAAGCAATCAACGGATCAACGGAATTGACATTGTCATCACCGACATTGGCAGTATCAACATAACGAGTGAATAAAAGAGGATCCCCAATCAGACGTCTAAAAGCAACCCGGAGAAGAAATGAATTAACAAAAGAATTCATCAGGAGCGTAAAGATAACCCCACTCGGCATACCCTTAAACTTCAAGAAAACGTCATTCTTGTACCGAGCCATCTGCCACTTGAAACAAAGGAAAATGAGATAAACGACATCAGCCGCCTGACGATCATATCCAACCAAAAGAGCTAATCCGCGAAAAAACAAAGCAGCCGCCTCAAAAAGCTGCGCGAAATGAGACCAATCGAACGACGAAAAATCCATATCGAAAAATTTGCGCAGATCCCTCTTAAGACGAGTAGCCAATTCATGCCACTGGTGTGAACCAGCATTGATTCCACCATAACATTCACTAAGGTGAGGAAATTTTAGCATGTACTGTATCAACGGCATCAAATACATACGAGCGTACAAATTAAAGGCAGTATCCATAACGCAGAAAAGACGAATCTTAAAATGCTCTATCTTTTCAAGAAGTCTCAATTCATCTTTTGGAACCATATCGGAAAAGGGAGTGGGAACTATCCCCCGACGAAAATCAGCATCCATATCCTTTATTCTCTGCATTACTTCAGATTTCAAGACGTAAATCTCATCAGCCATCTCATAAAACATATCATGTTTCGACATAATGCCCATGTCTCTCAAATAAGCACCAACAGAAGTTTTAAAATCTATGCGATCTATACCCAACTCAATGGAGCCAAAAAGAGCTTCGGTCAAAGATAGTGGAGAAAGTTTAATCTTATGAGCAGAAAGATGAACATCGGGAGCCATCTGTTTAAGCATTGCCTCAACGACACTCTCGATTTCTACGGTGGTAATATCACAATCCATATCAATATTCTTGCACGTATTCGTAAAAGCTGATTTATACTCCCCGTCGGGAGCAATCCCACGAATTTTAAACGGAGGCACAAAAGGACTACTCAAAAGACGCCCAAATATATCAAAAACCCTAGTCGGACGAAGTGAAGTTTTAAAAGTACGATTCGGACCGACAGCGGTGCCCAAACTAGCCAAATATTTCGAAGGAACATTCCGCAGATCCGAACTCAAAGAGAGACTCTCAATCTCAGATTTCGGAAGCTCAAAAACGATATCCTCTACGAGCGGAGTTGACACATCGGCCACGCATCGCTCAAACCACGTTTTACTCAACAACGTACAACCAACCTTAGTTTCCCTACCATAAGACACTATTCCAACTAACATCGCTGAACCACCGACAACGCCAATAACTGGATTACAACACATACCCTGCCTCTGCGACTCGGCCCACTGAAGTCCTGGATAACTGGCGCCACACGATTTAAAATTATCGGGATTGGCAACACCAGCAACGACAACATTATTCGGCTGAACATGCTCAACGTCACAAGATTGGGTAACCGGACACAATGGAAGATATTTAGTAAGCCCCTTAGAAACCCGAGAAAACCTGTGCTTAAGCAAAAAGACTTCCGCTTCATGATCACCAATTAAGTTTTTCATCGAAAACCGATGCGTTTCCAAACCCACAGTCAACTCAAAATCAAGCGTATCAAAAACCCCAGTCTCCTTATGCGCAAAATAATGCTTATTCAAAATCATAAACTCAGGAGTCAAACAAAGAACCATAACATCTGTCCTACCTCTTTGAGTCAAAAGAGAAGCTTTCTCGACAGCAGATCTAACCAACTGACGCAGGTCGGCACGTGAAGTCCCATAAGTCTGAACAATCTTCACAACTCTCATCTCCCTCTCCGCCTTAGACCACTCACGAGTTTCCGCAACCGGAAAAGTACGCTCAGTCACGAAACTATGGATCTCAACAGAATCCTTTTGCACCTGATCAGCAAAAATAGGCTTCGCGAGCAATTCTGTTTCGGGCATTCGAATTTGTGAACTTAAAGCATACACAAAAGCGCCAATTGCTCCAACGGCCATCAAATGGAAACCATGAGTGACAACCCATTCCTTCATCTTACGATACCTTGCACGAGCTCTCATCTCCAACATCATAGAATAAGAACCATACTCACCGAGAAACAACTCCATAGCGGCAGCCCCAAGAGGATGATCAACACACCTCGAAAGAGACTCCTTCTGCCATTCATTTAGATACGGTCGAAGGAAGCGCTCAACGATTGAGTCTAAATTTCTCTTATTCATTGCGGCCAAACACGCAAAAAAGGCAACGAGTGCGCCCATGACAGCATAAATCCCTAAAGCATGAATAAGCAAGAAAAAGACGCCAATAGCTATAGTGTCAGGCCGAAGATAACCAAGAGCCAAGACAGCTCCCTCACCTACCATAGTTTCGACATGCATTCCATCAACGACAATAACCGGATCATCAACTCGAAATCGAGGTATAAAATGGGAAAAATCACTATCAGGGGGAGGGGGCTCACAACGAAAAGTCAAAGCTTTAAAAGCTTTGGTAGGAACAGTTCCATTAACCAAAACCATATTACCAACTTCAACAGGGGCCACGTGGTACTGATAAGGAGCACCGCACGCGCACTTGATAGAAGTCGCAGAAAATTTTTCAGCCGCGGCACCTACACTAGTAACATGTTCACGATATTTCCGGATAACATACTCAAAGAAACCCGACAAATCATAAACAATCTGAGTTGGAGTAAAAGTCAAATGCTTGTTGTTGCAATGAGGTTCCAACACACGAAACCGCGTCCGTGCATTTCTCAGACTTTCGCTGTAAGTGTCAAAAACGGCAAACGGAACCTCCTGACCCTTACCGTCGACAATGAACATATCAACTATGATACCATCATGCAGGCGCCTATGCAATTTCTCGGTCGCACTGGCCATTTTGAAACTATAAAAGTTCGACGTCAAGAAACAAGCTTCAATATGATTCATAACCTTACCCTTGTCCTCAATAGCAGCCGCATTAAAAGTGAGCGGAGAAATATCAAGAATCTGCTGAAGCAAAACTTCCAAAGGAATGAGATCCATCTTTGGAAACTCAGTATAATCGTCGGGAACATCATTCAAAGTGAGAAAACGAGCCATCTTATTGGCTCCAATATCAGTCGGATACTTGCGCAACACATTGCACGGAACATTATCACCAATAAAATTAGTTTTCCCCATCTCCCGAGTAATTACAGACGCAACAGCAGTAATAATACTAGTTTTACCAGGACCTGGACCACCATTGAGCCAAACAACCATTGGCTGCATACGAGGCATCCAAGCATCTAAAAAAGATGTACGACGAACAGCATAAGCACGGAGACTCTCAACCATTCTCTGAATAGGCGGAGTATTCACTTCAAAAGCTCTAGAAAAAATCAAACGATGCGCTTCAGCGATCTTAGAAAGAATCTGATCTTGAGACTCTTCGGTATCACCCTCATAAAGCAATTGGGCAGCTTCATCAACAAAACGAACATCACGGGGAAGCTCGAGAAAAGCTTTCCAATCATTGGTCTCGTAAACACGTTTCACTCCCTTAGCGACGGAAATAAGAGCTTTCGCAGAAATGGAAACAACGTCAGTGCGAGAAGTAAAATCCTCGCTATCAAAATACTGTCCCAAAGATTGGAGTGTCTCAAAATTTGAAAACCACTTGCTAAACATTAAAAGAGTAACAAAAGCAACACCACGATTAAAAGTGGGAGATTTTCTGACAGATTTTGGAAGCCACTCAAAAAGTGAAGAACGCTCATCATCAGGACCAAGCATCACACAATCAGAGTCTCCATGAGAGACGGTGGGTGATGAAAGAGCATTAACAAGAACAACCGCAATCTCCTGATCATGAGAATCAGGCATAGTCAACAATTGACGTAAAAAATCAAAATATGAAGCTTTCATGCCTGCAGAGCAAGCTAAGCCCAAAACATCCTTCCGGGTAATCTTTAAAAGAACGTCCGCGAAGAAAGCCAACTCCTCAATAATAGGAATAGTCGAGGCCACTCTAAAATCGACCATCAAAACAAACATCGAATTCCAAGTGTAATGAAGAAGCAAGCGACAAGGAAATGGAATAACTGAGCAGATCAAATGAAGAGACAAAGGCATAATAACAGCAGCGAATCCAAGTCTTGCATTCGAAAAAGTCTCAGCCAACAGAATAGGATTAACACCAAAAACAGCATTAAATATTTCTTCACACAAAACATAAGTCATACTATCAGGACCATAATTTAGAAAACACAAAGGAAAACTAATGATAAAGAAAAGAAAAAGAGATGGATAAATATAAGTGGTAATAAAAAGTCCAATAAACGTATACAACATCCCATAGTACATATTGAAACGAACGCCATACAAACAGCAAGCCAAAACACGCCTGTACAATATCGGCGCATATAAAGGCCTCATCAAAATTTTAATTTCAGGAGTGACGCGATGCTCAAGAAATAGCGCACGTCGATGGTAATTCTCCAAAGAAGGCGACATAAGCGCGCGCATAAACCTATCAAAAGTCTTGACATCACAGTAAACGGGATACGGGAAAACGGTACCGGTATAATTATGCGTATGACCATATGCTATCACCGTATCAGCAGTACTATTAAAGAAACGATTAAAATTCAATATATTCAAACGTCGATTTCCATCAACAACTACAAATCTAGCCTCCAACATAGGACCGGCACGACGCAAAGTACGGGCTCCTAAGAACAATTCAGTCACAGGATCCAAGACTGCCAACAACATCTCACGACAAAAATCTAATACAGCAGGATTCTCTTTACGAACAATAACAAATAAAACAACAAAAGTCAACATAATCGTCCAATGTATAGCAAATTCATCTAACGTAACACATTCCCCTCCATAACTTATTATCCAATCACAAAACTTAGAATACACCCAATGAAAAGAAATAGAAAAACATTCTACAAAAGTATTACAAAAGAAAGGAGGAATACAACTAACATCTCCGCTAAATACAGAACAATGCAAATTATACTCATCGTTCTCCAAGGCAAATTTATTTACAATAACATCAGACACTGATTCAAAAGAATCAAACAATTTCGAGCACTCAAGCTCGCGACAACCGAAAACGGGAAGTTCAAATTCCAACGACAAGGGGGTGGGGGGGGGGTAGACAACACCGCCTACTAGGGCTACACATTCATTGTTTCTCGCGACTGTGTACGCGATAGCATCCATTACAGAGCTGCTCATTCCATTAGAGCTAATGTTTGAACTCATTTTTCGGTTATTACTCCGGGTGCACACATTAAAAATAACAACACGCCGTCGTGCACGGTGGGAGCGGACGATTGGTCACTTCCAACGTGTTGTATCGATTTTCGGATATATATAAAACAATTATTCAAATAATGCGTAGTAAAGTCGCTGTACACTGTTAAACGACCATTAGCACACTTACGATATCAATAATTGATACTTCAATCCTAATTCAGAAAGTTTAAGACATATGATCCTCTTTGGAGATCATATGAATCGACGCCATTCACAAAATGTTGTGAATGGCGATTCACTCATTACACACATTCATCCCTGACTAAGTGTCAATCAAGGTAATGCACCAGATACAACTGGATTTAGACGCTATTTAAAAAGCGATTGCTTTACTGAAGCAACAAAACGATCAAAGCTTGTCTGCGTAGATAAAATCTACGTCTAGAAATCTGTTCTCAAAGAAACAATACATAACAATATTGTAAAAAGAGTTTCACTATATAAAAGTCACACAACGATGACTAAATATAATTCTCAAGAACAAAACGGGTTTAAACCAAACTATAAAAACCACATACCGGCCCCATAAGG